GCTATAAACCGTTGATACGGATATACAGCCCAGAAAACAGAGAAATCAGCGGGCAGGTGTATTCACTTGCCCGCTATTCTGAAAGAGTGGGCAAAAAATTAAAATATGAAGATTTGATGTATGAACCAAAAGTTATGCTAATACCTTGTGGGCAGTGCATCGGATGCAGAATACAGCAAAGAGAGGATTGGACAACAAGAATTGAATTAGAAGCAAGACAATGGCCAAAAGAACAAGTCTGGTTTATTACATTAACTTACGATGATGACCACGTGCCGGGAATGATTCTTAAAACGGGCGAAATCATGAGAAAAGTACAATATGTATGGAAGCCGGGAAAAAAATCACCAGAAAGTGTGCAAACACTACTATACACAGACGTGCAAAAATTCTTAAAAAGACTTAGAAAGGCATACAAGTCAAAATTAAGATTCTTCTGTGCAGGGGAATACGGAGAACAAACAGCAAGACCACATTATCACATGATACTGTACGGATGGGAGCCAACAGACCTAAAGCAACTGTACAAAATTCACCACAACGGGTATTACACAAGTGAATGGATGCAAAAACTATGGGGAAACGGACAAATTCAAATAGCACAAGCTGTACCAGAAACATATAGATATGTTGCAGGATACGTGACGAAAAAAATGTACGAAATCGACGGAAAGAAAGCAAATGCTTACTATGAATTAGGACAGCAAAAGCCATTCGCGTGCATGTCACTTAAGCCGGGGCTAGGAGATGCATACTATCAAGAGCACAAAGAAGAAATCTGGAAACAAGGCTACATTCAATGCACCAATGGAAAGCAAGCGCAGATACCGCGATATTATGAAAAGATGATGGAAAAAGAAAACCCGGAAAGGCTGTGGAGAATCAAGCAGAACAGACAAAGGAAGGCAATCGAACAAAAAAGGCTACAGCTGAAAGGCAAAGACTACAAAACACAGTTAGAAACAAAAGAGCGCGTCACAAAAAAACAAACAAAAAAACGTGGAATTCTCTAATCAGTGTCACCAAGTCCAGTACCTATCAAGTAGGGTACTGGACTTCTCTTCAGTTTGGTTTCTCAAAGAGACACCGAAAAAAATGATTCAAAAACCACATTATAATCTATTCAGTTAATCAAGGGGTTGACCGCTCGCGGTCAACCCCTTGCGACAGCGCCCCATTCATGGGGCTGTCGCTATCGATAGATGCTAATGTATCGCACGCACATGCGCGCGCGTAAACGCACGCACATGCGCGCGCGTTATTATATTAACTTGTTGTAGCCGTAGTAGTAGAGCAAGTGGAAAAGTTGAAAGTAATAAAAATTACTCGTTATCACGTGAGAAACAAGAAAAATTCTCAGTTGAAAATATTGTTAAAAACTTGTTGAATTGTTAAATTACTCTGTTGTAATAAAGTTTAACAATGTTGAAATGTTGAAAACTGCGTGGAAAATGTTAAAAACTCGCCTGCCGCGGGCACCTGTTTGCTTTGCCAAAAGTTTTTTACAAAAACCCTTGACAAAGCGAACAGGATTTTATAAAATACAAAAAAAGGGGCGATAAAATGAAAAAAATCTACTGCATCAACAGAGACACAAAAATACGTTCACCGTACTTCACAGCGGCAGAGATGGCAAGCAAAGACGGAGCAAAAGAACTGCTGTTAAGCGAAGAACTGCTCGAAGTACTAGTAATGATTCGAGATAACTTCAAAAAACCTGTGATTGTAAACAGCGGATACAGAACACCAGCATGGAACACAAAAGTAGGCGGTGCAGGGAACTCATACCACTGCAAAGGCATGGCGGCAGACATCCGAATAAAGGATGTATCACCAAAAGAAATTGCAAAATTCGCAAGCGAATACATGAAGGACCACGGCGGGGTTATCTGCTACACAAATTTTGTTCACGTAGACGTACGCGAAGGATATTACAGAAAGGGGGTGTAAACAAATGGCACTTATCAGCATCAAAGACGTAAAACAGGCAGTTGAAATCATGATGCGAATCTTGGAAAAGCTGGATGAGATTTATCACGCCCTGCACGACCAGCCGAACGGAAAGGAGTAAACAAAAATGATTACAAAATCATGGAACGTAAGAGACCAGACCGAAAAAGACCTAACCGAACTGCTTGAAAAGAAATACAAAGAAATCGAGAACGATTACAAGCTCCTGCGAAAAATCGGCGAAATTGAGACCGCAAAAAAGATGATAGATGAAATCTGGCAATGCCGAAGCTTTGCCAGTGCTATCGAACTAGAGCTAACAAGAAGGGGGTTCTATAATGGCACGACATCGTAAAATCATGCAAGGCGCAAAAGACAAGCGCATGTTTAACGTGACCGCGCGGAAAACCAAAAGCATCAACCTCAGCCAGAAGCCTATGCGCGGAGGAATTCGGCTGTAAGAGAAAGGAAAGAACAATGGAGCATCTGTACTATGGAATCTACGACAGCATAGCAAAGTGCTATGCATGGGTAGGTGAAAGCAAAAACAATAGAACCTTTGCACGAATGTGCGAAACGATGCAAAAGGACAAGAGCACGTTTATCGGACAGTCCCCAGCCGATTACGTGGGCTACAGACTGGCATCCTTCAACGATGAAACCGGCGAGTTTTACAACGGCAAAGAAAAAGTGTGGGAGGGCAAGCCGCATGAATAAGAGATACGAAGAGGGGCACAAGCCCCTCTTTTCTGCATCAGGAGAAACACAGCGCAAGCAATACGTTTGGGCGAAAGACAAAGAGGGAAAAGAATATCTGCAGGAAACGGAAAGCATCGACATCCAAGCAGAAATTGAAAGCTATTCAGATGAATGCGACATTAAAAACATTGTCCGAAAAGCAAGTTTTGACCCGCAGTTTATGCAAAGCCTTTCACAGGGAGCATTGGACGGAACAGAAATAGATACTACCGAATGGCCACAGAACATTCACGAGTATCACCGAATGATTGCAACAGCACAAGCAAACGCCATGGCACTGCAGGAAATGCAAAAGGAAACGCCAAAGGAAACGCCAAAGGAAGGAGACATGAAGAATGAACAGGAATAACGAGCGACACTTTAATCAAATTCCGCAGATGAAAGCAAGCCGATCGCGCTTCAATCGAGACCAGACGATTTTGACAACGTTCGACGCGGGCAAACTCATTCCGTTTTACGTGGATGAAGTACTGCCAGGCGACACATTCAACGTGGACACAGCGGCGATTATCCGCATGACAACGCCCAAGTATCCAGTGATGGATGACTGTTTTATCGACTTTTACTATTTCTACTGTCCAAACCGCATTTTGTGGGACAACTTCAGGCACTTTATGGGCGAAGTAGAGGAAACGCCGTGGATGCCTACAGAAACGTATACTGTACCACAAATCGTAATCAAAGGAAACTCTGCAGTGCCTAAGCCAAATGAAAAATCAATTCTTGACTACATGGGCGTACCCACAAAAATAAATAAACCATTCAGTATCAACGCGCTTCCTGTCAGAGCATACGTTAAAATCTGGAATGAATTTTTCAGAGATGAAAACGTAGATAACGCAGCAACCATAAAAACGAATGACGATGACGTAATCTATAATTCGACAGAAGATCAAAAAGGAACTATGGAAGAAGATCTAAAGTTCGCAATCAGCGGCAACAACCTGTTACCGGTTAATAAATTCCACGACTATTTTACAAGTTGCCTGCCGTATCCGCAGAGAGGGCCAAACGTAACACTGCCACTAACTGGAAATGCAAGAGTACAATGGAGTTTTTCAGCAAAAGAACTTCAGAATTATGGAATCATGACCAGCAACGGCGCATCACATCTGGTACCGGCAAACGGAAATACATTAGGAGCACCCATGACGGACGAAAACAACGGAAAACCAAGAGTGCTGCTAGGTAAAGACGCAGGCGGAGTTTCAACGTGGGTTCCGATGGAAGCAAGACTAGACAATGCAACATCAGCAACAATCAACCAGTTGCGGCAGGCTATCAGCGTACAACAGTACTACGAAGCACTAGCACGTGGCGGCTCGAGATACCGCGAACAGGTACAGGCAATCTGGGATGTCGTCATTTCAGATAAAACAGTACAGGTGCCTGAATATCTGGGTGGTGGACGCTATCACGTGAACATTAACCAGATTGTGCAGACAAGCGGCCAGCAGACAAGCAACGACACGCCTATTGGTGAAACGGGTGCAATGTCCGTTACGCCAATCAACGAAAGTTCTTTCACAAAGAGTTTTGAAGAGCACGGCTTTGTAATCGGTGTATGCTGTGTAAGACACAACAGAAGCTATCAGCAGGGCCTTGAGCGTTTTTGGAGCCGAGAGGACAGGCTGGACTACTACGTGCCGCAGTTCGCAAATCTGGGTGAACAGCCAGTAAAAAAGAAAGAAATCATGCTCACCGGCAATACAACCGATGATGAGACCTTTGGCTATCAGGAAGCATGGGCAGACTACAGGATGAAGCCGAACCGTGTAAGTGGTTTAATGCGAAGCAACGCAACAGGGACGCTCGATTTCTGGCACTATGCAGACAACTATTCAACGGTGCCCACACTGTCGCAGGAGTGGATGGCAGAAGGAAAAGCAGAAATTGCAAGAACACTGATCGTACAAGACGAACCACAGTTCTTCGGAGCAATTCGCGTAGCAAACAAGACAACTCGGCGGATGCCGCTTTACAGCGTGCCGGGTCTGTATAAGCTGTAAGAAAGGAGGAAGCCCGGAGAAATCCGGGCTATTTTAAAATGTCACTATTAGGAATATTGGGAACAATTGGAAACGTAGCCGGAACAGTTGGCACAGTAGCAAACGCAGTTGGACAAATCGGAAATGCGTTTGGAGCATGGGGACAAGTAGGACAAAGCCAAAGTCAAGGCGGAAGTACACAGCAAGGCGGTGGAAATAGCCAAAGCATGAGCAAATCCGGAACAAACGTAGACCAAGTAGAAAAGTGGTTGCAAGGAGCATACGGATACCAGAACAACGAAGGAGTGAAGCAAAGCCAATTCAACCAGAGATCAATGCTGCAGCAGATGGGCTATAACACTCTAGGTGCAATAATGCAAGGTGTATATAACCACATTGAAAACAGCGTAGCAATGAATTTCAACAGCACAGAAGCCATGAAAAATCGAGAATGGCAAGAACAAATGTCAAACACAGCCTATCAGAGAGCCGTTAAGGACATGAAAAAAGCTGGACTTAATCCAATCTTGGCATTCCAGAACGGTGGCGCAAGCACGCCGGGAGGCAGTGCAGGAACGATTTCAGGAGCAAGCATGGGAGCGCCATCGTCAAGTGCGCTAGGAGTAAGCAGAGCATCTGGATTTGTACCCAACGCATACGAAAGTGAAAGCTGGTCACAAAGCGATTGGTACAACGCCGCGCAAAGCTGGAATCAGATGCTTAGCAGTACAGGCATGACACCGTTAGGACTGCAAGAAACACTATCCAACATCGGCAAAGACGCAGGCAACGCAATTAACAACGCAATAGGAGAAGGAAGAAAAGCAGGCGAAAAATTAAGAGGAAACATGAATAAGGCCATGGACAACGTAAGAAATGGCCATGGAATCGACAACATCACAGGCAATAGAAATAGAGCCGGTGGTGGAGCAGGAAGGAGCAAATAAAAAAATGAGCTGCTATAAACCGTTGATACGGATATACAGCCCAGAAAACAGAGAAATCAGCGGGCA